GATGTAGCCACAGGACTAGGCGCAGGGGAAGGAGTAGGGGTTGTAGGGCTTGTAGGGACTGTTGTAGGGGTTGTTGGTGGGTTTGTAATGCTTGAAATCTTGTCAGATACCGCTTGGACACCCTTGCGACTCATTACCCCACCTATGCCTCCCACAATGAGGAGGACAACATCGTTTATCATTTTTAAAAAGGACTGATCAATTGGTGCGATGGATTTTATGGGTTGCACCACAAAGGCTAGGCTATACAACATAAAGAACACGATGCCAGCAAGGATCAAAGTAACAATCAAGACCACAAAGGCCCAGACTCTTATTTCGATTTCATCTTGCGTCAGAAGCCGATTGGGATGGAATTTGGGCGGGTTGGACAATGCTTTTCTCCAGTATGGGTGCAACTAAATAATCGGGGCAGTCTTGAGTAAATTGGCAGTCAGGACGCTGACATCTTTTGGCAGAAAAGTTCTTAGGATTCTGGCAGTAATAGCGGTACGAATCGGAACAGCCAACCAAGAGCATAAGCACCAATAGGTATTTCATTTCTTCTCTTTCAGTTCTTCTTTTAACTTACGCAATTCTTTCATTTCCCTCTTTAATTGTGCTTTCATGTAGAGTGTTTCCACGTATGCCATTGAGGTTGCTCCTACGACTACGCAAAGCATCACTCCCATCAGAATCCACCAGACAAGGCGTGCAGTTGCCACATCAACCACCCAAAAATTAAAGATATAAACATCACGGCAATGACTCCTGTTGTAATCTCAATGCAACGAATCTCATACAACTCCCTCCTTTGCCGAGCCAACCTAGCCTTACGAATCATCTCAGACCTTGCCCACTCCTGTTCTTGCTCAATCTTCTGATACATCTTCAGAAACCTAGAATACAAGTCCTTTAACTCAGGTGGCGCATAAACCATCGCCTCCCTCACTTGCTCCATCAGTTTCTCAATCTGTAACTCAATTAAAGCCCTCTCAATCGCCTTTTTACTACTGTTTTGTTCAGGATCGTATACAGTTTTTGATTCTTCTTCTAATGCACGATAGTGGTTCGTAATCTGTTGTTGTGTGTCAAACAAGATACCCAACTTCTCACCAATGTCCTTGATGAGTAAGAGTTCCATTTCTTCATAGGATTGCTGTTTGGCAAGGGTTTTGGCTTTCTTTTGCGCCACAGGCTTCTGCGCTTCTGTGGGCTTGTCTTTAGGCTTAGAAGGCTTAAAAAGACCCAGAAACCACTCAAATATGCCCTTGATAGCCTTGACATCTGCCAAGACACCTTCAACTGTCTTTTTAGCCCCTTCCAACTCCATTCTGCCCTCATGGAGCATGGCACAACCTTGCTTAATAAAGCCAACTGCACCTTGCGCCAACATGAGAAGGGAGAAAGGATCAATGGGACGCTCCTACTTGTATCTTGCCTCAAGTTCAGAAAGTTCTTTTTGTTCTTCAGGCGTAAGTCCAACACCTACATTTGCAGGTTTTGGTGGCATAAAGTCATCTTGGGTTATGCCAACCCTATCGTATGCTTGATTCAACAAACCAATGGTTTTCAGCAATTGAGGTTTTTGGCTTGGCACAGGCAAATCAGCAATCTTGGCATAAGAACTTTCTGCCTTCAAGATGTCTTTAATTGCATCACGATTGGTTGCCATTTTTGCCAACACTCTAGGAGTCATTAGCAAACCACCACCAGCCAATACTGCGCCAACAGTACCTAGTTCGCTATACGCATATCCTGCGCCACCTGCGGCTAAGATTGCCTGTATAGCACCACTAACTTGATTTGCTTGGGCAGAGTTAATCGCCAAACTAAATGTGTTTTGTGGCTTGGTCTGGCTAAGTTTTGCGGCATTGGCAAGAATCTCAACATTTGACCTAACCTCTGGGGAAACCGCCTCATTAAATGTTCTATTGAACTTTTTATCTGTTTGGAGTTTTTTCTGTAAATTTATTAAACTTGTAACAGAAACATCTGTTCCTTCTTCTCCAAGAATACTACTTAAATATCCCTTTTGAACGGCTGTTTTAACAAGGTTTACATCTAAATCAGGGTTAAGTTTCTTTGCCCTATCCAAAGATGTATAGAAGTCCTTGATTTCAGACACATTTCCAGACTGAAATATTGTTTCTCCAACTCTTTCTGCCGTTTTGTTGTTCAATTTGGCTAATGTTGTTGGAAACAACTCAGTAATACTAGACCTATAAAACGCAGAATTTTCATCGTATGCTTTTTTCAAGGCAGGACTTAACTTGGTGGCGGCAGTATCCATTGCTTCTTCAATAGATTTAACCGCTTGTGTCAAGGTAGCAACCTTTGGGGAATTTGCTCCAAATTCAGACTTAGCCTCTCGCAACTGCTTATTTAAGTTTGACCTAAATTCATGTGCGTCTGCAAAAGATATTTCATCTTTAAGGTCAGCAATTGCTCTTAATTGAGATGTAACTTCATTCCCAAGGCTTGTAGATGGATCGCCAGTTTTAGATATTTTTGCGGCATTATCTAATTGTTGTTGCGCCCTGTTTGCCAAAGAAGAGGAATTTACTAAAACATCCTTTCCACGCTCGTTTATTTGTGCGTATGCTTCCCTTGCGGCAAGACTTAATTTATCTTGAGCATTTCCAATTACATCTTTGTATAAAGCACCAGCCTCTAGGTCAGTCAATGTTCTACTAGAAATGTCATCTAAAACTTCATTCCTTTTAGTAGTTAATGCTTGTAAATTTGCTTTTTCTAGTTCGTCAAATATGCCTCTACCAGATATGCCAGCACGACCAACCGATTCAGTTAAACCTCTTGTTGCAGTTGGTTCTACTTGATACTTTGTTAAAGAACCGCCTTCACGCTCTAACAACTTTTGTATTTGTAGTTTCATTTGAGCATCTTTTGGCAAGGTAGAACTAAATATGCCAATGTCAGGAATCATGTTTTTGGCAACCTTGAATGCTTTTCCACCAAGATTAAAAACAATATTTCCTGCGGCATCAAACGCCATATTTGTAGCAACATTGCTTAATTGTTCTGCCAACTGAGCCTCTAAGCCCATTGGCTTACCCATAATTTCATCAACTTTCTGTTTGGCAACAGTCCCAGTTAAAGCACCAGCACCGCTACCCAACATACTTCTAATAGCCAATGTTCCAGCAGTTCTTCCAGCAGTTGCTCCTAAAGGCGTTTTAGTAGTTGCTACACCAGCAATGCCTCCAATCAAACCACCTATGTCAGGCAGACTCTCTTTAAGTGCAGTACCAAACTCTTGAGCAAATGTCCTTGGCTCATATTTAGGACTTAGAACAGAAGTAGTAGAGCCATAAGTAGACTCTAGCCTATCAAGTTCTGCCTGTTCTTCTGCTGTAAGTGCCATAATTTATTCCTAAATATCGGTTATTGTTGACCTGCCTTTTGACGCAATTCACGCAATCTATCTAAGTCTTTTTGAACATCTTTTCCTGCTTGCGATCTTTCATCAGCAAAATCTATCATGTTTAAGTTTTTACCTGACGCAATATAATTATTTACCCTAGAGTTCAATCTTCTATCTATGCTTGCTCTACGCTCAATTTCATCTGCCACATAATTCAATGTTTTTATTGATAAGCCACGAGTACCAATAGTTGCTTTTAAGAATTCCCTATCCTTGTCAGACAAAGCACCCTTTAGTTCCCCTGCTTTTCCAACAGTCATTTCATTCAATATGGTGTCAATAATTTGTGATGGAGCAACGCCTTTAACATCAATTCCAAACGCTTCAGCAACCTTACCTGCTTGTAAAGCGACATCAGAGCCAACGCCAACAAATGCTCGTGGCAATAAATTACGCAGGTTTTGAGCCAATGTAATGCGATCAGAAGAAGAATACGCATCTTTTTCTATTTGAGCGGCAAGATCAGTTTTGTTTTTTGATATTTCTATTGGTTGTCTAACATCAACATTAAGAGATGTTGCGCCAGCCTTAGCAATACCAGCCTTATGTTTAAAAACACCACTTTCCATTGCTTGAATTTGCTCTGGTGTATAGTCTTTCAAAAATGGTTTTACCTCAAATCCAAGTGACCTTGCTTGAACAGCATATTCAGCAGGAGTTGCAATGTTTCGTGCGGCAACAAAATCTGCAAATGCTTTATCGTTAGAGGCAATTCCTTTAGCCAATGATTCTGGTGTTCCTGCATCAACTAATGCCTGAACACGTGAATTTAATGATTCTCTTTTAGCCGCAATTTCTCCTGTTTCTGCCATAGCCTTGGTTGCTTGAGCAATTTTTTGTGTTGCTTCTGCCTGTTTCCCTTGGGCTTCTCGAGCCAAGTTAGCCAAAGCACTTGCGCCTTGTGGATCAAATTGACTTAATGTGCGTGCGCCTTGCATAATTGAACTAACATCATTTAGATCAATACCTTGCATAACAGCATTACGCTTACTTAACAATTGCAATTGAGGGTCTTGTGCGCCCAAAACACCCGCTAATTGCCGACCACCATAGATAAGACTTGTCCTAGCAGATGAGAAAGGATCAAGTTGTGCTAACTGAGCCGCTTGTGCAAGTGCTTCCCTATTTTGTTGTGCTTGATACGCCTCTGGAGTACCAAATAATCCACCTACGATTGAATCTGCCATTTGGTTACTCCTTAAAGATTTGCATATCCCATTGGAAGCAAACCGCCTCCATATACATCTGTATAGGTTGGTGCAGTCATACCAGAACTTGTTATTCCACCACCTCCACCAAATAACCTAGCAGTTCCTGCCGTCAAGTATGGATTTGTTCCAAAACCTTGCAAGATATTGGCGTATGGGTTGTAGGATGCCGCCTGATATTGGTATGGCGAAGCCGCTTGTGCGCCAAGCATTGCCAATCTACCCACATTTGCGCCAGCAGTAGCAGTTCTACCACCTAACTCAGAGCCAATGGTCAATGGTGCTTGAGCAATGTTTTCCAATGTCTGCCCAACGCCTATTCCAGCACTAAATGGTGCATAACCACCAGTTAATCCTTGTCCATACTGACCTAACAAACCACCACCTTGGGCGTATTGGTTAGCGTAGAAGTTAGCCATTTGCTGACCTGCTTGGGTAGCATTTGCCGCCAATTGAAGGTCTTGTAATGCTCTGGCGTTCAGAAGTGCCGCTTGCTCTGGATTGGCAGATAGCAACCCACCACCTTGAGCAATAGAAAACCCTGTGCGACCAGTATTTTGTAGTTGGTTTGCCAATAAAGCAGACTCACGCTCCCTTTGTGGTGCAAGCAAGGCTTGTTGTTTTGCCATCCAATCTGCCGCTTGTTGCTCTGGCGTTGCCTTCAGACCTAAACCTGCTTGACCAAATAATGTCTGCGCTCCACCCAATAATGGTGCATACAGACTTGGGGCTTGTTCTGCATAGCCTAGTCCTGCGCCTGTTAACGCATCAACACGCTCTTGCATTGACCTTAATGCCGCAGAAGGAGCAATGGTTGCCCTTATTAAGTTACCTTGAGCATCGTATTCGTATTGCGGTTCACCAGAATAACGCAACCCTACAACGCCAACTGGTCTAAAACGAGCCGCATTTGCCGCAAGTCGTGCGGCCTCAAGATTAGACTGACCGACACTCTCTGCCGCACTCTTTGCAGACTCGCCTTGTAAGTAGCCACCCAACAGGCTTGCACCACCCATTAGAGCCATTCCTGTTCCAACTGAAATAGGCATACTATTTTCCTTTTATCAAAACTTCGTCCACTTTTGACGGGTCTTTCTCGTCTGTGGCATGAACACAATACCAAACACAATCTGTAATAGCCTTAACTCCATGAGTCAGACCAGACTTAATCTCAATACACGCTGGCGCATCAACAATATCAATCTCATCACCTCTCAAAACTGCCACTTTCCCCTTTGCCAAGATAGACAAATGGCTGTAATCGTGAGTATGTTTAAGGATGGCTTGACCTGCTTCAAAAACCATCTCTTTTGCATACAAACCATCACTAAAGTGGTGCGTAATCATGCTGTCCGTTTCCATAAATAGACAACGACATAAGGTTGCAAGTTAGCGTTTGTTGCGCTAGAACCCTCTGTCGATATGCTTGTTGACACAGTAATGCCTGTCGATGCGTAGTTTGTATACACATTTGCACCATTGCCTGAACCAGAGTTTCTAGCAAACTCCTGACCACCACTATTGCCACCATCGTCAGCAGTAGAGTCATTAGAACCAATGTTATGGCGGTGGGTAGGATCGGTAACAGTAGAGGTAGCCGTGTGAGTGTGGCTGACATTTACAGCATCTTTAGAACCACCAGTATTGCCAACTGTGCTGAAAGTAGCATCGCCACTATCCAAGCCCACCATGACCTTACCTGCACCAAATGCAGTCCAAGTACCAAATCCCAACAAAGTAGCAGGATTAGTGCTAGAAGTAGCATTTGTATACACAGTTCCCACAGGATACAACGCTTGTAAAACAGTCTGAACAAACGCAGTAGTCGCTAACTTAGTAGAACTATCCGTAGAGGTTTGGGTGGTTGCCGTAGTTCCCGTAGGCAAGACAGGAGAACCCGTAAAGGTAGGACTTGCCAAGTCTGCTTTGGTTGCCACAGCCGTAGCAATACTATTGAACTCGGTGTCAATCTCAGTTCCCTTGACAATCTTCAATGGGTTGCCAGAGGAAAGACTATCCTTACTAGCGAAATTCGTGGCCTTGGTGTAATCAGACAATCTAATTCTCCTTAATAAACCTTGCCTTCTTTGGCAAAAATCTCAAGTTTTTGGATGCTCAAAGGGAAAACATTTATGTCTGCTTCATAACCAGTTTGCACAATCTTTCCCGAACCCGTTGGATAAACGCTTAATGTCTGTAAAGAAACGCCACCAGAGTATTCTGCGGTGGTATTGTATTCCGCTACACCATAATATGAAACTGTCTGAGTAGGAATCTTTGCAGATGCAGAGTAATAGTTACCAGTAAAGTCGTAACCCCATTTGAAAGTCACATACTGGTTGCTTCCCCCAATCACAACCGCCCTCAATTTCTTCAGAATGGATGTAATAGACGGATTACCCAAATCAGCATTATTCGTAAAATATTGAAAACGATATGAAGATGTGTCATCGTTATAACCAGAATAGGTAGCAAGATAGCCCCCTTTCCCTATGTATAACGTCCCATCTTGCTTTGTCAACAAGGATTTAGGTTCAATAGAATCCCAAGTCGTTACCCTTGCCGCACCATCAGGCAAAGTGCCTTTCATGTCAAAGCAATAAACTGACTTCAAAACAGGCAAAGTCAGTAGGTAAAACGCTTCCTTGCTGTTGTAGACAGACTTAATGTTTGCCAATGTCTCACTTGCAATGGCAGAAATCAAGTCATTTCGCACATTCTTAGATAAGTCACGCAAAGGCATAGACTTCTCTTGGATCGTCCTCAAAGCACTCCTAATACCCGTGGAAGACAGGAATATCAGGTCAGTACCCGTATAAGCCAAAGAATCCCTTGCCACACACCCAATTCCCGTAATCACATCTTGCAATGTCATCGTAGAAGGGGTAGTCGCTCCTTGGTAGACAAGAATATTGTTCTTGCCAAAGATAAACAAAAAGCCGTTATGCGCCCCTAAAGCGACAATTACATCGCCACCTTTAGGCCACACAGTCGTGGTATCTAGCGTCCCCGCAGTTCCACTATTCCACTTGTTTGCCAACTTGGTATCGCACCATTGGACAGTTAACTTGTCTGACGATACATCTGCCGTCCAAAGCCTTCCATAGGCACTTAGAGCCGTGTTTGCCAACTGTGCCGTCCCTGCATAGCCAGACAACTCACTAATGCGCCTATATGTCGTGGTAGACAAGGCAGGGTCAAATACCAAAGGATCATGCCCTGATTGGAACAAATAGAGTGCGCCAGCCAAGGAAACCATCTGCCAATTGCTTGCAGAGATAGTCGGAGCAGTTCCACCACCCCCATAAGTCAGGGTCACCAAGGAAGAACCGCTTAGTTTGAATAGATAGTTATTCCCTGCCAAAATTGTGTAGGAAGTGGCATCCGCAGTCACCACCTCACCAATAGAGGTAATGTCATTGGTAGACAAGTCCGTATTTACAGAGGAATTGACCTTTGTCCAACCTTTTCTAGCCCCAATGCGTCCATATTGGTCAATCACGCAATTGTTGGCAACCAAAGCGAAACCTTGTGCCAAGTCCAAAGACGAGTCTTGGGTGTTCAACCCATAGAAGCCTGGGGCTGTTATCGCAAAGGCTGAGATTGCTTCTGCCATTATGTCGCCTCAAATGTATCGTTCTCAGGCGATCTAGCCAACTCTAAGGAAATCAGGTCTGCCAATGCCGCCTTATACAAGGCATAAGCCTCAGAACTACTCAATCCACCATCCTCACCACGCTCCACCAATGCTCTAGCAAATGCACCCAAAACAATAGGTTCTTTTGCCAACAAAGTAGTTTGGGAGTCTGTGGAAAACTCCGCTTCAGGCACGATTAGGCTAAAGCGGATGTTGTATACAGCATCGGGGACAGGCCAAAACACGACCTTAATATCCCCATTGGTGTCCACTCCTTTGACTGTGTAATACAAAGGCAAACCCGTTGTAGGGGTGGGAATGGTGTAGTAGAAGGAGTCATACTGTTGGTGAGACAGAGGTGACAAGACATAGTAGTTGGTGGTGTTGATGACATCTATGGTCTTGTAGCGCACACCTGCGCCCGTAATGCTATATGGGCCTGTACTCCCTGCGGTGGTGGTGACAGTTATTGCCGTATTAAAGGCATCCCAATCGTAGGCATCAGAGACTTGACGCTTGGCATCATTGATGTATTTGCCAACCAACGAGGAGACTGTATTCTCAGATACAGAGGTGACTTGAGGTTCACGCATCCGAACCAAGACATCATTGACTAACTCTAAGTAGGTAGGTAAAGCCATTACTTCTTCCCTTTATTTCTCGCAGAAATCGCTTTTGCTTTTGCCTTTGCGTCAGCCTTGGAGGATGCCCCCCATGCCTTTAGAGAAAGAAGCAGTCTTGTCGGTTCACCATTCTTGTACTCAGGGCCACTCATGTTGCCCATTCTTGCCAAGAAACTTGCTCTTCGGGGGTTGTCCCCCGATTTAACTGGTGCTTTCAGATTACCACCAGTTTGTGCATTATAGGATGCTCTCCCTTTGGCGTTCAAACCGCCCTTCTTGTTTTGTCCTTCAGAGCGTTGCCAAGCGGGAGTTTTCATACTATTTCACCTTTTTTGGTTTCTTTGCTGTTTTAGCCGATTCAATAAATGCCTTGGCAGTTGGCGCACCTTTGCTACCAACTCTACGCATCTTTTCACCAGAGCCTTCAGCAATCCGTTTACGTTTTGCCCAAATATTTGCATATAGTCCTTGTTTAGCCACTTTAGTAGCCCTTTTTCTTTGGTTTTGGCATCTTGGCTTCACTCATAGCAATAGCAATCGCTTGCTTGCGTGAGGTCACGACAGGCCCTTTCTTCGATCCTGAGTGCAGTTTGCCAGCCTTGAACTCATGCAAAACCTTGCCCACTTTAGCCATTTTTGGTGCTTTTGCTTTCATGCTTACTCCTTACTGAAGGGTGAGTTGATAGAGGGTGTTTTGGTACAAACCTACGATTTCATCAATCTTGTTTTGCAAAGCAGTCTCAGTCCTTGGGACGATCTGTTGGCGGTTCGCCTCAATCCAATCCATCTGTTGACGCAAAACCTCTGAAACAGTCCCTTTGTACTTGTTGGTGACATAAGGGACATCTATCCTCATTGCATAACGCCCCATGTACTGTTGGGCAAACTCGTCTGCCAAGGGAATAATCGCCTCATAGAACTCATTTAATGTCTTGTGTTCGGCAAAAGATAGGGTTTTGAGGTGGATTCTGTGGGTAATCTCTCTAGCAAGAAACAGTAAACCTACAAATTCGCCACAAGCATGAGTAGCCATATAAATCCCTTACTTTATAAACTTTCCACCAACAAAGGTAATAAATCCACCAATAGTCGAGGCAATCATCATCCCCGTCCAAAATCCACCCTTGCCCTTGTTTGCCAACTCAAGCAAAGCCTTCACATCCTTGGATAACTGGTGAACTTCATTCTGGAGAGCCTCTACTTGGGCTTCCAACTTGCCAAACTCTCTTGCGCTTATATCGTCACTCATAACATCACCTGTTCCCTACGGGGTCTGCCAATAGGCTTTTTGAGAGTAATTGTGTGCCTTGTTCCATCGTCTTTGACATCTTCCACCACAATAGAGTTATCCACATACTCATATTCGGGATGACGTTTCATCTCGTCAATGTCGTGTTGCGCTGAGAATTCAATCACAGTTCCGCTACGCTTACATTTGAACAAAGCCATAGGTATTCCTTAATAGAAGAAAGGGGAGATAAACCCCCCTTCCTTTTAGACCATGCGAACTACAACTAGTCGCAATGTGGTTGACGCTAAGTCAACAGTAGCAGTTGATTCGTTTTGGATACGGAACTTGACTGTGTTTGCGGCAGAGACATACCCTGTCACAGTTAAACCAACCAAATCCACGCCCAAAGATGCACCAATCACCATGTCGCCCAAGGCCACGCCTGGTATCGTGATGTCATCAGTCTCACCTGCCCCGTCAGCCAATGAACCTGCGTTCAGCGTTGCTGACACAGCCCATGTATCAGAGAAAAGCCCACGGAATGAGTCATTACCTCTGCGAGTCGTTACGGAAGAAGCCGTTGCCATTTATTTCTCCTAATTAAAGTTTAAAAAGACCCCCCAGTTACGGGGGGAGCAACTGCAATTAGGCTGGAACTGCCAAAGCAAATGCAGATGAGGACTTAGCCGCACCAGTAGATGCCAAGGTACGCAAGGCGGCTACGCCATACAGAGTGTCAGATGTAAACAATGTACCGAGGTACTCTTGTTTGTACTGAGTCTGTGAGCGAACTGCTTGCTGTTCAACCAAGACCATAGCCTCTTTGTGACCCATCAAGCAGATGCGGTCAGTAGCGGTATTACCTGCGCCCGTATCAGCGTTAGAAGTAACAAATACGGGGATGCCGTACAAGTTACCAATCTCACCATTGCGAATTGCATCGCCATTACCCACGAAAGCCTGTTCGGTATAACGAGCCAAGCCCATCAAGGTGTTGCGGCTTGAGGGTGGGATGATGAAGAAACGTCCGTCCATTGGGACATCGTTGTCATCAAGGCGTTGGATAGTTCTACGGATAGCGGCATCTGTCAGAGCAGAAGCGTTAGAAGTAGAACTGTTGTACACAGTAGTTCCGTCACCACCGATGTAGGCTTTGGTAGACGATGCAGAAGTTGCATAGTCATCAGTACCCACAGTAGCACCATTGAAGGAACGTCCTAACTGTACTAAGTCTGTATCGACTTGTTTAGCCAAAGCGTAACCTGCGTCACCTGTGTAGAAACTACGTAGGCTAGTCAAGGCTTGTGCTTCAACGATGTCTTCGATCAAACGGCTATATTCATAGTGTTTGTTGATAGACACTTGCACTTCAGACTCGGTGTTAACGATCAAAGTAACTGCGTTTGTAGCACCTTTGGCAGAAGCAGAACCACGAACAGGTGCTGGAATGTGAACTGTGTCACCCTTCTTGCCCTTGAAGTTCATCTTCATAACCAAGTTAGCCAAAACGAGGTTCTTTTTGTATGCGGCAATAATTTCATCAGACCATATTTCAGGGATGAACGTTGCCGCAGTCGTTACTGTCGTATTATTTGCGGGGGAAAATGCTGTCGCCATGTTAATTCTCCTTAAGAATCAATAACTTACTTTACCCGCCTTTCAGCATACGCTTGCATGATTTCCGCAGAAAGTGCCTCGTATCTGTCAGGATCGGTCATTTTTAGCCGAATTAGGTCAGCCCTCCTGTAAGTACGCTTGCCTGATTCACCCGATCCACCCACATCCACAGATGCCGCCTTGAGACTATTCTTGCGATTTGACTCTGCGTCAGAAGTCACTTGTTTAGTCTTAACGCCACGCAACTGTTTGAAGGTAGATAACAATTCATTAGCACTATCGTAGTCAA